CTTCAATTTTTTCTACATACAGCACATAGGGATGACCAATAGGAGTTAAATGTACACTAATAGTATGTTCTCTAACCAATCCTTTCCAATAATCTGGCATTTCGAGAATATTTCCTTTTCCCTTTCCATGAATATAGACACCAATTTCTGGACCTTCTAAACAAACATGACGCAATCTCCATCCTTTTTTAGTGGGGTGCTCCATGTCAAAAGGAATATTTTTCTTTCTAGATAAAACATGTCCACCACACTGAGATTTTACCTCTCCTGCTGCAATAATATCTCCTCCAGATTGAATGTTATCTGCAGCAATGATTTTATCATTTACATCCAGTTCATCAAACATTGCTGTTGGCCCATAAACTCCTAAAGTATATGGACTAGAGTTGAAAGAACCGCAAGCACTGATAGATCCGCTAATACTAGGTTTTGGAGATTCTGGGTTTGTAAGTGGAGCAAGCATTACGCAGGCACCAACTCCTTTCCAATAGGTTGAACTTCCAAAAATCATTGGACCCTGAATATAAGCAGATCCTCTAATTTCTTTTTTTCCAACACCTAAAGGAAATGGTTTTCCAAGTCCTACTTGAAGTCTTTTTCCAACTGAAACATCAGGTAATAGCATATTTTTATCCGTTCACAACATCGGTCGATTGAATTTGATCATTTGGAGCACTATCCCATAAACAAGGTTTACTCTCTCCACCACTGCAAGCATTATCAACTGCTGCAAATAGACCAGCAGTAAAATTCATTGAAGATTTTGCAGTTAGTTCGCAAGAACCAGCAGAAAAGAATTTTACCACAGAACTACCATTTATTTCAACATTTTTAGATCTAATATCAACTTTTTCATTCCCTTCAATAGATACAACACCATTTTTATTATCGCCAGAAGACTGTTTGGCAACAATCATTACATTTTTTCCTTCAATTCTTACATCACCATTTTTAGCATTTAATACAATATCTCCATTCAATGCTTCTACTAGAAAAGCAACACCTTTTCTTTTTGTATCATGTCCACATTTAATTTGATAAGTATTTGGAGTAACCGTAGTTATAGTTCCTTTTCTTTTTCCATCTGCATCCATCGTCATATATTGACGATAATCATATCCACTACGGATCATTACTGCAGACAAAACCTGATCGTTATGAATATGTCCGAATTTTATTTCTCCATTTCTAGTGCCATATCTTGCAGCATCCCTAGATTCTTTTTTTGCCATTACTTAATTAATCTCCCAACACAATCTATTACACTAACAATTTTTGCGCCTTCAGGAATTTTTGGTAGTTCCTCAACTCTATTTACACAAAAATTTGGAAGTATCTTTGCATTAAACCCCGTTTCACTGTCGATATAAATTGTTGGCCAAGTATCAAATCCAGTTCCAGGATTTATAACATTTATCTTTTCTAAATTTCCCATTGGACCAAACACAGGCTCTAGTTCAGCACCGCCCATGTTTGGTTCAATAACAATTTGATCTCCTTCACTATAATTTATACCTCCATTCTGTATCACTGGATTACATAAAGTAAGAATAACGCCATAACTATCAGCATTAGATTTTTGAGGTTGTTGAATTTGCTGGATTTGAGATAAAAGTTGTATTTCTGGATCTGGTTCTGGCGCAATAACGGTTACAGGCACTTGAATTGTAATGGGAATCCCTGGAGGAATTACTGTTGGATAATCAATAATAGCATTATCTGGGATTGTTATTTGATCACCTGGTAATAATTCAATTTTTTGACCTGGATTGTATGGAGGTTCCCAAGTACTATCACTTCTTTTAACTATAGTTTGCTCTGGTCTTGCCCATACTCTACCATCACCACCTTTGCTTCCGTCAAAACGCGATAAATACCCATCTCCAGGAGATTCAATTACAACTTGCTGAACTTTTGTAGGATTTTTAGGATCCATAATTGGGTATGCGTTTGCGCCAGATCCTTTTCTGCAGTCATCTACAATAGAAACAAATGGTTCATCAGAACTTAATCCTGGTGCAACTATGTCGACTCCAAGAACATCTCCAACAGCACTTGTAATTACATTACCTTTTGGAGCAGAAAGACTTCCATAAAATTCAATTTTAGGAGGTCCACATTTTACTGGATCAGGAACACATCCCTTTACTCCAGAAACAACAGATTTTACTGCACTTGCAACATTAACAACACTTCCAAAATCGATTGAAGCAACATCAGAAATAACACCTTTTAATCCTGAAGCAAAACTCATTGCTGCAGAAAAAATTGAAGTGATATCAAATTTTGGTTGTCCTCCAGGAACAGCACCTGGTCCATCCCAAAAACTCCAAGTAACAAGATCTGGACACTCTTCTTCTTCCTCACAAGAAAAGAATCCAAGAAGTCCTTTAATTAATCCAAGAATATTTCCTGCAAGAGATCCTGCAATCCCAAGAAGAGCAAGAAGAGGAGTCAGCAAATTATTGATAAGAGCAATAAGTGGTCCAAGAATTTGTGATAAAAGTCCTCCTGCAAAATTTTGAGCAATGCAAACAGGTATATTTACTGCCTTCCCTACAAGACCTTTTAAAAGACTACTAACTATGCCTTTAATTCCTTTAATTACTTTATTAAAAAGACAAGAAATCTTATCCCAAACCTTATCTTGTATTTTCTTTAATTTAGGTCTATCTTCTGGCCATATTTTTCCAAATTGCTTTTTAATTTTTTTCTGAACAAGATCTAAAGTATTTTTTCTTACTTCTTCAATAATAGATTTCATTTTTCCAGAAATCCATTCTGTTGCTTTATTAATTGCCTCGGTTACATCTTTTTCAATATTCTGTGCTTTTTTATTGATTGCATCTTGTGCGCTTGTCAATGCTTTTTGAGCACTTTCGATGCTTGCAATCATATCACGCATTGCCAATTGAATTCCAGGTACTTCAGCACCTCCACACTTTCTTTTCGTAGGAAGATCTGATGATTTTTTACCATCTTTTTCTTGATCATCATCGGATTGAAGAGGAATAATATCACTACTTCCATCACTTACTTCTACAGGTTTTCCTCCAGGTTTTAATCCAAATACAGGTCTACCATCAGACTTCCTATAAGAATCTCCCCCAACTCCAGTAACATTTTCAAATCCATTTTTTGGATTTGGTTTTGGTTTGAGTTCTGTTTGAGTTTGATTTGGAAGTGTTCCAACAATTAAATATTCGGATCCATCTTCCCCATCGAGAGTAATTCCAATTACAACTGAACCTTGTCTTAAAGTGGCAGTTTGAGATGAATTCATATGCCCGCTACCAGCAGTAACAGGCATAATAACTCCTACCATTTCAAGTTCTTCATCTTTAATCTCTGCTTTATCATGCTTACCAACAATTCTCACACGGTATCTCTGTCCGTATCCTGGAACAGAATCTGTTTTTGTTCTATTTTCATTTTTGCACCAAGTCTCCTCTTTGGCGATTCTACCAATCCACCATTTAGTACTTTGAGATGCTAATTGTTGACTTGTTTCGCAAGCAAAATTCATAGATTAATCTTCGTAAATTCTACATTCAAGAGCTTCTGGATTGGCATCACAATATAGTTCAAATCCTGTAGGATCATGATCATTATCTGGATGGTTAACCTGATATTGCTCTAGAGCATCGAGTTCTCCTTCCAAATGGCGTCGTCTCTGACTACTTGTATTGGGATTATCTAGTTCGTCACGATCATCGTTGATGTGCTGCTGAAGTGTTCTATCCATATGAACACAATTGATAAATTAATAAAATTATTTAGTATGTTTTTTTAAGATTTAATCTGGACAATCTCTTCTTTTCAAAATCTTAGATCCATAATTTATCTGAGTTGTTTGCTGCGTTTGTTGAATAATTCTAGTTTCACCTGTTACTTGTTGGGTGGTTCCATTTGTTGTGGCAGTTGTAGTTTCAGGTGTTCCTATAGTTGTAGTTGTTCCTGTAGTTGTAGTTGTTTGTTGAGTAGATGCAGTTTCAGTAGTCAATGAACCTACAGAATTATTAAATTGAGATTGTACTGGTGTTGTAGTTTCAACAACATCAAGCACTGGAGATCCTTCACTTTGAATAATTCTAGTTTGATCTCCAGGTATTCCTGTCGCAGACTGATTATTTGTTGTAGATAATGGAGGAGTTGGAGTTCTTTGTCCTCTTGTTGGTTTAACCCTTTCTCCTGGAATTTGACCAACTGTAGATCTTTCTGGAGATAATGTAGGACCAGAAGAATCTCTAGGCAGTGTAGCAACAGGACCAGTATAAACTCCAGGATTTCTTGGTTTTGTTGGAGTAGGTCTCTGTGTTTCTTCTTCAGTTTTTGGAGAAGATGGTGCAGATTGTGCCGAGGGAGAAGAAGAACTTTTTCCTTTTGACTTAGAACCAGAACTACTATTTGGCGGACTACCAATTGTTGTTTTGCCAATATTTGGCGATGCACTTGCACCAGATTTTTTCTCTTCTGTATCACGAATAAGAGTTAATGATGTTACATTTGCTAATGGTTCTTTAGAACCAATATTTAATTGATGAGCAAGAGATTCTATCATATAAAGTCCACTCTTTCTTTTAGAAATTGTAACAACTTTTTTAAGAGATGGTTCTGGAAAATCTACTTCAACCATATCACCCGCTTTAACTTTAAAGTTGAGTGGTATTAATATTTTCAACTTTGACATTTGAAGTTGATTATAACGAGATTTTGATTGACGAATAATATCATCAACTTTTAGATTAGTTTCTTTTGATTTACTAAATGAACCAGGTTTATCTGTAAGTTGTCCAGTATCATCAATCTTTGAAGTAACTTTAAATGCTTTTCCTTTAATCATGCTGGGTCCAATATTTGAATCTTTTCCAGCATTATTCTTAACCATATTTTGAGATTTATTATCTACACTATTTTCTCTATAATCATTTCTATATGGATTAAATCCAATATGATCCACTTTAGTGAATACACCATTCTCAATTATTTTTTTAAGATCCATTGATCTCTTAAATTCAAAAGTCAAAATTTTTGCATCGTATCCTGGAGGAACTTTTTCTTCTACCTTATCATTATAAATTAATTTTAGTTTTGGTTTTTCTCCAAGCAGTTTATCGATAGATTTAAAATTAAGTCCATCTGCAGTGTGAAAAAGTAAATATCCAGCAAGTTTTCCCTTTGCTCCTGGCAAGTCAGGAATAGATCTTGATGCCAACCAAAGAACTTTATCAAAAGGAGTATCAGTACTTTTATTTCCAGTAAAAGTAAACTTATTTAATGTTTTATCAATGTTAACTTTTAGTTTTGTCTTTAAAGTATTTTTTAAAATATCATCTACAGAATCTGAAATTAATCTATCATAATATTTTTTAATGACTCTATTTTTTGTATCTTCATTATTAACAGAGTCCTCGGACCACATATTTAAAGTTACTACGACGCCTTTAACATCTTCAACAAAGTCATGATTTTTTACAAGTAGAGATGCTTTAAGTTTATTTTTATATCCATCAGTAAAAGCAAGTTCTACCTTTTCTCCAGTAGTTAATTTTAATCTATCGACAATATTTGGTTGACTTTTATCACCAACGTCAACTATTTCAGAATTAACCCTAACTGTTGTATCAAAAATACTTTCATAGTAAGTAAGAGATCTAAATCCCCTACCAACTTTGATAGAGGATCCAGAATTTGGTGTTATTGTGTAAGTATCAACTTTGGCTTCATCAATATAAGCTGGTGTCGTCGCAAGCTTTTTATCTGCCATATTTCTATACTTTTACGTAAACAGTTTTTGTCATAATAATAGGTACACCAGAAGAACCATACGAAGTATATTGCCCTATATTATCATATTTATCTAAAGATCCTCCACCTTGCCTATAAAGTTTTACTCCAGGGTTTTTGCGTTCAAAGTCTTTCTTTGCTTGTTCTTTTTTTCTTCTTTCTCTTTCAGCAGCAGCACCACCAAAGAACCCATATTTATCCCACCATGGACGATCGGCTTGTATTTGAGCAGATCTTCTTGATGCTTGTTGAGATTGTCTACGATTTTGTTGCACTCTCAAATCAAAAAGAGTTTGTTGGTTTACTGGGTTGTCTGGAACCCACCTAGTTCCATTCCATAAAACTGATTTCCCATTTAATTTAGATTTTTCTCCTATAGTGTGCGTACTTCCTCTTTCTGGTTGTATTTCCTTTTTAACAACACCACTTGCAATTGCTGTCGTAAGTTCATTCAAAAACTCTTTATACTGTGGATGATTTGTAAAATTCTTTCCATATAATTCTTCCAGGTTTTCAAGAGATCCCAATTCTAAAAGAGCAGCAGGAGCTTGTCCTGCCAATCTAATTGTTCTATTTTGCTCAGTATCTATTCCATGATATCCTCCAGCAGTTTTGAATATTGAAGAATATTTTTCCAAAACTGGAGCAAGTTTTTCTGCTAAAGCACGATCTTGTGCATCATCTTTTTGAATTCTTGCTAAAAATCCTTTTCCTCCCTTACGAACATTAGCATCTAAATGGAAAGGTATTACAGAAGTTCCTTTTTTAGATTGATTTACAAGGAAATTATCATAATCTTCATAATTTCCAAATTCTTCTGGAGTCATTATTTTGACTCTGTATCCTTGCTTTTTCAAACGTTCTGCAACATATTTCGCAATGCTATCTTGATATTCTCTTTCTCTTCCATCTGCGCCAGTTTTTGAGGCTGCATCAAATGTATTTCCTCCACGTTTATCTGGAATTAATCTTTCATTTCCAGGTTTTACATGATCTAGTGGAATAATAATATCATATTCTCCTGTTGATCCTCCTTTTGGTTTTGATGCTTGTTCTAGGTTTGTTTTTGTTACATCCAATCCACCAGCGTAAGTATTGATAAAAGCTTTATGCCACTCTGAAGTTCCTTCAAGATGAGTATGAACTGCAGAACTACTTCCATATGCGGAAGACGCTCCTGGTCTTCCACCTTGAGTTCCAAAAAAAGTTCCTCCATTAAGAACTTTTCCATCAATACTTCTAGGGATGTTTTCTACGTGATGATATCTTGCAATAACCTTTCCAGTTTTTATATCTTCAAATCTAAGTGCATGTGGACCTTCAACAACTGCTTTTGCTTTTATTCCTAAAGGAACCACTAATGGTGCTCCTTCTCCCTCTAACATTTGAGAACCGCCATGAATTTGCGAGGTAATTCCATAATCTCTTACTAATAATCCTCCTCTAACATCTTCACTACCATGATGCAAATAATCAGTTGGAGCAGATTCTCCAGGTTTTACTTGACGATATCCTGCTTGCCCAGACATTACAAGTAAATACTTTGCTTTTTCTTGAGAATTTGGAGATGGGGCAGCAGATTCCAAATTGACTGCTCCATCAGCTACCTTTAGTTTTCCTCCAGATTTTTGTGCATTAAAATTATCTTTAATTAGATCTGTAAATTTTGTTCCCTTAGTATTAAATCCATCAACGCCAACTTCTCCAGTTTCTAACCAATTTTTAGCACCACTCCAACCTTGATTATGAGCATATCCAAGAATTTGAAGTTTTCTTTCTGTATTAGCTTCTCTATATTCTTTACTAGAATTCATTAAATATCTGTGGTTTGCAATTGTATATCCTGCAAACATTTGTTCTTGGAAAGATGAATTTTTTCTAAAAGCTTGACGAGCAGAATCATCATGTCCAGGATTTCTAATTCCTAATATTTTTGCAGCGTCAGATTTTGCATCTGCTCCCATTTGATATCTTCCATCATAATGACCCCCACTGCCACCTGCAATATTATAAACTCCTTTAGATTCTATTAGTGCTATAGAATTTCTATATAAGTCCCACTGGGATTCAGAAACTCCCAATTCCTTTTTAAGTAGTTCTGATGGAGCAGCAACTGGAACATCTCCTCCACCCCCTTCATAATCACCAGAGGCGCCAGGTCCGCCAGGGCCGCCTGGACCACGTTGATTTCTTTCCAACATCTCATCACGACCAGTTGCACCCTTTCTAACTGTTCTTAAAGTTTCATTCAATTCCTTTTCAACAAGATTTGAAATTGCTCTACCTAAAAGATCTGCTTGGACTTGAGGATTTACTGCATCTGGAGTGGCATTTGAAGGAATTTTTCCACCATCTGCCAAACCAGCAATTGCTCTTGTAACAGTTGATAACGTCATTGATGTTTGCTTTTCGGCGGAAGTTGTAATTAAATCACTTAATCCATCTCCAATCTGATTGAAAACTTGTCTACTCGTTCTTTGTCCCAACGTTGCATCCACAGCAGCTCCCATAATTAACCCCAAGAATGAAGGAGCTTTTTTCAATTGCTCAGAACTTTTAAGTAAAGTTTTATATGGATTTGGTTTACTTAGTTCTTTTGGATTTGGATACAATTTTTCAATTTGTTTTTTTCCACCAACGTCCTTCCCAGGGACTGTTTTTGGGGCAATATAACTCCTTTTTGCTTTTTTATTTTTATTTCCTCCTTGAATATACAAAGTTCTTTGTGCAGATCCCCCAACTAATTTACCACCTCTAGTTTGTATTCTTCCTCCACCAGCAGCTTTTTGCACTGGTTCATCTTTAGGAGCCCCCACCATAGCATCATATAAAGATCTTCCAAGAATATCACCAAGAATTGCTCCCCCAGTTGCTCCCAACCAAGTTCCAGCAAAAGGAATTGGAATTAAAGTTCCTAGCGCCCCTCCAATAGCAGTACCGACAGCATTTCCAACGGCACCAGCAGCTGCTCTTCCAGGTTTTTCTCTAAAAACAAATACACTAACTAAAAAGTCAACAATTGGACCAATTAAGGGAATTCTACCAAAACCTTTTGATATTCCTTTAACTGCGCCCTTAAATCCACCCTTTCCTAATGCTCTAGTCATTAGTCTTCCAGGAGCCTTTTGCACACCTTTTTTGAGAAGACTACTTCCACCTTTTTGCGCTAATCCTTCTCCCGCTTCCTGAGCGACAATTCTTCCAGACTTAATTGCTCTATCTACTGCTGCTTTTGCTTGCTGAGCAGTTTTACCATTCGCACGGGCATTTTCATAAATTCTAGCGGCATTATTACCATAACGTCTTTCAATTAATTTTGATTGAGCATCTCTTCCAAGATAATTTCTAAGATTTACATTTGGTTTAGTAGATCCACCTCTTGGACCACCTCTTGGACCACCTCTTGGACCACCTCTTGGACCTCCACCTCCTTTTGGACGATTTAAACCTGGAATATTTTTTCCTTTAGATAATAAAATTCCTACAGCAATTGCGCCATTAATAAAAATGTTTAATTGCTTTGAAAACTCATCAAATTTTTTAGTTGCTTCCTTTCCACCAACCTTTCCAACTAATCCACGAACCTCATCATATTTTGTATAACTAAAGTCAATAAAATTAACCAAAGAATTTAAAGTCGTATTCAAAACAGTATCAGCAAACTTTGTAATTGGTTTTATTGCAGAAACTACACCTTGAAGTTTACTTAAATTTTCTGGAGTAAAATATGTAAAAAATAGTTTTCCTAAAATTGTCCAGAATAAAAATCTTTTTATACTATCAAAAATTCCAATTTTTGGAAGATTAACTCCAGATATTCCTTTCTTACCTGCAACTTTTTTTTCTTCTAGTTTATCTTCCCTTCTTTTCCTTTTACTATACAACTCTTGTTTTTTCTTAAAAGACTCTGATTTTTTTGAAAGTAAAAGATTACTTTTCAACAACTTGTCTGTTGATATAACTTGTGTTTTTATATTGATAATTTTTTTTCTTACCACTAAAGATCCAGATTTTTCTTCCTTACTTTTTTGAAGTAGAGATTTTTTATCGGAAGAAACCTTTACTGTTTTATTAGAATATTTGACAATTGCAGATGAAGATGATCCTGGAAGTAATTTTTGAGTATTGATTGCCATGAAACTATCCTCCTATACCATAGTAAATACTCATAATTTTAGAACGAAATTCCATAGTATCACCATCCATTGGTTCAGATGGAACATTAGGAGCTTTTGGAGTTCCAAGTTTTCCAGCAAAACCACCTTTACGTCCAGCATCAATAACTTCACTTGGCAAATTAATTACTCCACCAATACCATTAGTTAGAGGTCCAATATTTTTATTTCGATATCCTTTCTTTGCCCACATGGAGTCATAATCCATATTTGCAATTCTTGTTCTAATATCATCAAGTCCACCACTCTCAACAAATTGTTTAGGGAATATTTCATGATGTTCCCCAGGTTGAACCGCAACTTGTAAAAGTTGAGTATCTCCTCCAAATTTACTAGATCTCTCGCCAGTTTGAGTAGTTACTGGACCACCAACTTCTCTCCTTTGTGGTTGAATTAATTTAATAAAGTTCTTCTTGGGCCTAGTATTTTGCGCCAAGAGAGATCCTCCATCCTGTTTTTTTAGAAAAGAATCATATCCGAGTTGAAGTGCCAATGCTCCCCAACCAATTGGTCCAGGAATCATCGAAAGAACAGAAAGTCCTGCCCCTGCCCAATCACCTTCTTTTACTCTCATACCAGCATCTATTGCACCTAAAGCAATACCAACTCCAGGTACGAATCTACCAGCAGTTTTTCCAAGACCTCTTGCTCCTTTAAGAGATGCTGTAGTATATCCCTTTGTCATTAACTGTTTTGCTTTTGCACTCTTAGAATATTTTCCTGTATTGATTTTATTCATCAAACGCATACCCTTTGTTAGGGTTTGTGGTTTAACAATTTGTTCTGTTGCTCCAGGAAGTCTTAAAAAGGATCCAGATCCCATAGGAGCAGCAACATCAATAATATCTCCAGTTCCAGCAACTCCTCTATTAAAACCTCTTTCAAGCATTCCTCTACCCGCAGATGTAGAGCTGGTTGCAAATCTCTGTGCGACTGGTAAATCTGGAGTCATAAAAGCATTACGAGTCATGTAAATATTTTGAGGAGATCCAGATCTAAATCCAAGTCCTTTTTGCTGCCAATCTTTGTAAAGATTTGCTTGACGAATAGAAGAAGCAGCTTCTTTGGAAGTTCCATGATATCCCTTTCTTATTGTTCCCCCCAATCCCTTTCCTCTAATACCTTGGAAAGGTCTAGAAACTGCTTTTAAAACTCCTCTTCCAAATTGAGATGCTGTTTCCCACCAATTTTTATTTTGCGATTGTTTTTTGACTGTTCCACCGTCTTTAAATCTTTGTGGTTTTTCTAGATCAAAAGATTCTTTTTCAAAATCAATTTTAGGTTTTGCAATTTTGACTGAGGAATTTAGATAATCTCCAATTAAACCTCCTCCCTTTGCCAGTCTAATTCCATCGGACCATTTAGGAATATTAGCGCCAGGTCCACCATATAGAGCATTCAATCCCAATAAATTATTGGCACCAACTGCATCAACTGCTGCCTTATTCATTACAACCTCTCCAGGTTGTGCAGCAATCAATTGAGTATCTGGACCAGCTCCAGTAATTCTTACTCCACTATTTCTATTAATATTTCCACCACTTGCAAATAAAGATGCTGCAGGAATATTTTTAACAAGTCCTCCAGTATTAAATAAGTGTCCTCCAAGTCCACCAGAACTTGCATAATCTAAAAATGATTTTTGAGGACTTGGTTTTTCACCATAATCTGGTTTTAATTCTTTAAATTCTTTATCCTGTTTTTCTACTCTATCTCCCCAAGAACTTCCCGCCCAAGCAGCAAGAACTCCAGTTCCAATTGCTGCAGTAAGAGCAGGATTCATTGCAGCAAGAGCAATTAATCCTCTACCAAGTGTTCCAACAATTGTTGCAACAAATCCCCCTAAAGGTGTGCAAAAAGCAAGAAACCCCGTAAGAATTGCAGGAAACCAATCCTTAACAAATCTGGTTAAACTTTGAACTTTTTTCTGATTGGCAGGATTTCCCATCCAATCAATTAATTTAAAAAATGTTTTTCCTAATAAAACCCAAAAAAGAAATTTAAAAATTCTATCAAAAATACTTTGAAAGGGAGCAATAAGAGTTTTAGCAACTCCTTTTAAAGCAGATCCTAACCCACCTTTTTCTAAACTTTCTTCTTTTTGTCTTCTCCTTTCATTTTCCGATTTTTTTCTATCAGAATTTAAAGAATTATTTAAAATTTTATTTTGATCTTTTACAGAGGACGCAATAGACTGAAGACCTTTTTTAATATCCTCAAATAATTTAGATAGTGACAGTTGTTCTTTTTTAGTATTAGTTGTAGATTCTACTTTTTGATTTGGTTGTTTCTTTTCTGGTGCTTGAGGTAGTAACTTATTTTGAGGTATTGATTTTGGTTTTGGTGTTGCTGTCTTTTTAGTTGCCTTTAAAGTGGAAACATTACCGACATTTATTTTTTTACTCTTTGGTTTAAATCTGCCAGTTTTATTTCTTACTCTTTTAAACTCATTTCTCAGTAATTCTGCCTCTTCTGTAGGAATTTTACTCTTGGTCATCTGTGCAGAGACCAAAGCTTCCTTCAGAAGAGTTTTATATGTTCCATAATCTAAATCAAATATATCCTGAAGACCAAGCAGCCTTAGAATTCTTTCGTCAATAATTTCTGTGACTAAATTCTTAGCTGCCATTACGCTTACTCTTTTGCTCTTCTTCTTCTAGATGATTGCTTAATAAAGTTACATAAATGTCCCTTTCCCAAGGTATCATATTTTCAATTTCTGTCAATGAATATTTATGGTACTGCATTAACGAAAAATTAAGTTTATAATATCCCTCTAGATCCATATGGATCATACTCATCCGAAAAAACTAGAAAGACCCTCCAGTACAACTTCACTTTCAATGCCAGTATTTGGATTAGTAACGCTTACTTTATGAGTAAGTTTAGGCATAGTATCAAAAAACTTTTCAACTTCTTTAAATTGATTAGTATTCATTTGATCAATAAAATCAACCAATTCTTTTTTAGTAACCTCAGAAGATGTCCAAACTTCTTCTTCAGTAAAAATTTTATTAATGCAAGTTGCAATCAATTCAAACGATTTTTCCATAGTATTTTCAGTTGACATATCAAAGTTATTTTTAATGAATTGATCTAAAGATGGATATGTCATTTCCATCATAATATTATCATCAACTTTAATAGTTGTTGTATGCTCTGGGTTTTTTTCTACATTAATATCATCAATATTAATTTTAACAGGAACTGAAGTTTCATCATCATCTGGGCAAATAATATTAACTTCAATTTCTTCCCCAACAGATTTTCCGCGAATATTGAGAAACAGATATTCAATATCAAAAGTTGGTAATGACTCTACTTTAATACCTTTGGTTTCAATGCAATTTTTAATTACTGTTTTAATTGCAGTAGTAATTTGCTTTGGATCTTCACTTTCTAAAGCGATTACTAGAAGTTTTTCTTCTCTTACTAAAAATGGTCTATACTTAATTTTTTGACCAGATGAAGGTAGATCCAACTCATAAGTTGGTGTAGAAATTTTTGGTAAAGGCATAATCTCCTATACAATTCAGGTAATTTTATTTATTAGATATTATTGAGATATTCTTCCTGCAAATTCAACTTTTCCGCCAGGGGCAGATGTAGCATCAAATCCTTGCTGCCTCATAATTGAAGCAGATCTCATTGCTTGTAATTCTGCTACATCATCATTAATAGTTGTTCTCTTAGGTTGTTGGAGTCCAGGTACAGCTGGAGCGTTAGGAGCTGGTTTTGTTGGGACTTTAGAAGCAGCGTTTCCACCTCTCTTAACTTTAATTAAAAATTTAGTAAATGAAAAAGATACTGTAACCTTTAATAACTGGGAAGATTCATATGAAATTGGAATGGAATTAAGTCCTATTGGAAAAGCTTCAAAAAATTGATACTCTAATGTTGCTCCAGAATCAGACCTTCCCGTGTCTTTTTCAAATTTTGTAATATACAAACTATCGCATTTATATTCTTTTGGATAATTCATCCTATAAAAATAATTTGGGTTTGTAAATCCAGGTGATCCATGTTCACCTTCTACACTTTCACTAACAATATAAGACATCCAACCTTCAAAAAATTTAATTGTAGTGTAATCTCTATCTACATAAAAAGTAAAATCTGCTCTATCATCATATAATCTTCTGTATGCATTTTTTTGTGTCACTCCATGAAAATCATTAGTAATTTCATGGGTAGCTAAAGTAGATCCTGGTAAAGATGCCTCGCAACATAAAAGCTGAATATATTCAGTATTAACTGCATTATATGCTGCTCCAGCATAGTTTCCAGATTCTTTTCTTCCTTCCCAACCATCAACTGATTTTGGTGGTTGGAAGTTGCAAATAAAATGAGAAGTTGTTGCAGGTCTTAAAAGTATAGATTTAATATCTGCAACACTTTTTGGTTTTATTGATGCTCCTGCTCCTCCAGAACTAGAGGCATTTGACTTTGGTTGTTGTGGTGCTGGTGCTAATGCATTAGCACCACTTAAATTTGGATTTAATTTACTTATAGATGGATCTACACTAAATTTATTATTAGCAGGATCAAAATAACCAGTACCCAGAGAAGAACCTAATTTTTGAGAATTGGCAGACTCTTGAATAAATCCACCACCTCCCCCAGGAGCATTTGCAGCATTTATTTTTGCTTGGTCAGCTGGACTAGTAAAATCCGAAGAAAAATAAGAGTTTGTTGCTGATCCGCCTGCCATCTATAAATATTCTTATTGATATACTATGTATAAGAAATTTCGTGCGAAAAGAAAACAAATATCATCAGGGAAGATTTCACCCACAATACCCAGAAAAATATGTCGGAAATGCAAACAACATAATATACAGATCTAGTTGGGAATTAAAATTCTTAAAGTGGTGCGATAGAAATTCAAATATTCTTCGTTATGGATCTGAAGAAATTTCTATACCATACTATGATCCCGTTAGAAAAAAAGTGAGAAGATATTATCCAGATGCTTTTGTTGAAATAATTCATAGAGATGGAAGAAAATGCAAGTATCTTGTTGAAATAAAACCCAAAAAACAAACTATACCACCCAAGCAAAAATCCAGAGCAACTAAATCTTACATCAATGAAGTTTATACTTATGCAACAAATGAAGCAAAATGGAAAGCTGCAATAGAATTTTGTAAAGATAATTTGATGGAGTTTAAAATTATCACGGAAGAAGATTTAGGAATTTAAAATGAAAGACGAAAAAAATTCACGAATAAATCTTCTTAAAAAAAGAATTAAAGGAATGAGTGATCCCGAAGATATTATGATAGAAATCATTAGTATTTTTGATCGTACAGAATTAATTCCAGAGGTAGGAAAATATTATACTTTTATATACAATGCAAAAACACCAGAAATAAATTATGATCAGCACCCATTAATTGCATGTATTGAAATATCTAAATGGGGATTTGCTGGTATAAACTTTCATCTTGGATCAAGAAGACATTATACTTGGGAAGAAATTGCAGGACAACTTCATATAATAGAAGATTCTGAAATAAGTTATATTAGACAATTAAATTACGCAAAATACATCAATAAATAACTAGAAGAAAATAAGACTAATTAAATGTCGTCCATTATAAATGGTCCAACTACATCTACAATAATCTCTTCTGTAGGATCACTTACAACTTCCGCAGGAACAGGTAGAGTAAATGCTTCAATGCAAGTAGCAACATCAGCTCTAAGTGGAGGAAATGTTGTCTCAGCAGTATCTACAGGAGCAAATGTAACATTAAATACCATTGATAAAACAGGAAATGCATCTCAAGTTGCTAATTATTTTTTTCCTGCAAATGGAGGAACTCCTCAATTTACTCCTGGGACAGCTTTTAACGGATTATCATCTCCAGCAAAAGGAATAGTATCTGGTCAAGGTGGAGCAGAACTTGCCAAAGGATTGATGAATGGTGCAATTACAGATCTTGGATTAAAAAATCAAACTCCACTAGCTCCTGGAGGAAAAGCAGGAACTCCTGCTGCTGCAGCTGCTCCTGGAACTGCTGGAGGAGGAACACCATCTCAAGGATCTCAAGCAGCATCTGGTGGAGGAATTTTGCAATATCCATTTAACATGAGTGGATCTCAAGATAGAATACAATTTAAGTCAGAAAGTGGAAAATATGTAGTGATTGGTTTACAAAATCAAATATCAGATCAAAATGGTGTTGAATGGAGTGGATCGACAATAAATTTTATTCAAGAACAGTTGGTAAAAGAAGCAAAGAATTATATTCAAAATAATAATAAAAATGCGTTAGAAGGACTTGGTGATATGGCAGGAAATCTAACAAGAATGTTTGGAAAATTTGCAGAATCATTACAAAATAGAGGTGCAGACAGAGCAACTATTGCTACAATGTTTGCTGAGCAAGCATTAGGTCTTCAGGGATTGTCTGCAAGAAATGACAACGGAGGGCAAATATTAAACCCGAATTTAGAATTAGTTTTTACTGCACCAACATTAAGACCTTTTAATTTTACATTTCGTTTTACTTCAAGAGAAGAAGCAGAATCAAAAAATATACGAAAAATAATTAGATTCTTTAAAGAAGAAATGGCACCCAGATCAGGCACTGGAGTTTTTATGAAGAGACCATATTATTTTGAGTTGGAATATAAAGGAAAAGCCGCTGATAGTGGATCATTGAATAAATTTAAAAAACAGTGTGCTTTATTGAATTGTAGTGTAGATTATACACCAGATGGATCATATATGACATACAAAGATGGTACAATGACAGCGTACCAATTGAATTTACAGTTCCAAGAAGTAACTCCAGTTACTGATGAAGATTATAAGAGTCTATCTCCAGAAATTATAGGTTACTAATATGGCAGGTTATTTTAGCAACGTTCCAGATTTTGATTACGTTGATAGAAATCCAAACTCTCAAAGTATTTCCGATTTTACAACAGTAAAAAATCTGTTCAAAAGAGGAAAAATAAGAGAAGAAATATTTGGAAAATCTGAATATTTTAACATATACAATATTATTGGTGATTCTAGACCAGATAATATTGCATTTGAAATCTATGGAGATGAAACTTATGATTGGGTAATTCTTTTATCCAATAATATTATGAATTTAAATTCTGAATGGCCAAAGACTCAATATTCCTTTGACAAATATCTTCTAGAAAAATATGGAAAAGATTTGGATAATGATGAAGAAATTTATAACCGAATTTATAATGGAATTCATCATTATGAAACAAGAGAAATAACAAATTCAAAAGGTGTTAAAGTATTAAAATCTGGACTAAGAGTATCAAATCAATGGAGAACAAATGGAAATTGGATAGAAACAAATACTTCCAAAATTTTGAATATTTATTCTGGAAATGGAACAAGATCATCAACAACAGTGACAGTTGTTCTTTATGGATCGGGAATTGCAAATTTAAAAGTAGGAGATGAAGTTAGAATTGAAAATATAAAGCAAGAACCTTATAATGGAGTACATCTTGTCTCCGAATTAGTTCAATATACACAGTTAAATTCATCGACTTATTCTGTTACATCCTTTTCATATGAATTACCTACACCACCAGAAATTGCTAAACCCGAATTAAGTTTTGTTTTAGATAATCAAGGTATTCCAGTAGGTGCTCAATTAGAAGAAGCAAGATTTACAATCAAAGATGGATCTATAACTGGCAACGCATATTACTTTGAATATTTTGACTATAGGTTACAAAAAACCATTCAGGTAAAATCAAGTGATTTCTTAACGCCAGTAACAAATTATGAATATGAAGCAGCAGAGGAAGATAAAAAAAGATCTATCTATATTTTAAAACCAGAATTTTTATTCTTACTATTAGAAGATATTGATGCAATTATGCCGTATCAAGAAGGTGGAGAACAATACATTGGACCATATTTAAAGCGAGGAGAAAATATAAAATTATTCGAATAAAAAGGGGGGCATATGCCCCCCCCCATTTTATCAACGATCTACAAGTTTACTAAAGTAACTGAGAGCATCGTCTTCATCATCCTCAGATTCATCATCAATGCGAGCGACAGATTCAGGAACTGCTTTGCTCTTGGCATAAGATGCCTCAAGTTCTTCCATAACACTAGTTTCTTTAGAAGGAGTTTGAACATAAGATTCATACTCTTCTTCTTCTTCAGTAACAGGAGAACTTGAAGTGACCTTCTGACCCAAAACAGACTTCAGACGGGCATTCAGTTGATCATAAGTCTTAAATTGGTCTGCAGCAACAATTGCCGTCAAAGAATACTCTTTCTTCCAGAGTGATTCAAGAGCATCATCATCATCAAGAAGAACAGACGAAGATTCAAATTCCGACTTATCATAGTTCCAATAACCGTCAACCTTACGGATTTTCAGTTTGAAATTGGCACCTTGCCAGAAATCAAAAGGATTGATTGGTTCTTCATCTTCAAACTCGGGTTGCATTGCTGCCATGATCTTGTCAAAGATCTTCTTACCATACTTGAAGAGGAATACTTTACCCTCGTTCTGAGGATTTACAGGATCTTTCACAACATAAATGTTGGAATAGAAAGACAGTTTACGCTTTTGCTTACGCACAGTTTCTTTGTCCTTATCATTACCACTGTTCCAGAGTTCACGGTTATACTCAGAAACAGGATCTTTTTGACCAATAGTGGTCAAAGAGTTTTCAATATACCATCCGCCAGGACCTTGGAATGCATGAGTGTAGAGTTTGACCCATGGCAGATCTTCTTCATTGGGAGCGGGAAGGAAACGGATTACAGCATAACCATTACCAGTTTTATCAAGTTCAGGTTTCCAAAGACGTTCATCATCACCGCTACTGGTGGTATTCATTTTCTCAACTTCTTTCACCAGTTTTTGAGTGAGAGAACCAAGTTTGGATTGCTTTTTAAGATTTTCAAAAGACATTTGTGTACCTCGGATTAAATGGATTTGGCTTTTGTGTACTTCGTTATCTTACAGGTCAGAACCTGTTTTGTCAATCCTTTCCCTCATAGATTTAATAAGGGCAGTCATGTTATTGAAAATTACGTTCAAATCAACATTTGAGGGAAGACCCATCATAGAAGCAGATTGAAGAATACGTTCCTTCATCTCTTTTGCTTTTGGATCATCAGATAAACTCAGACGAGTATAAAGAACTTTTTGTTTGTCAAGAAGTCTTTGAAGTAAATCAATATGATGCAATTTATCTTCAACTGCCATTGAAGGAAATTTAAAGACATTATTATAGATTGTTTCTTGCAGATCTGAAATTTCTGCCATCTCTGCTCTAACAACCTCAGAATCAAAAAAGCTCATAAAATAGACTCCTTTAAAATTTTCTTATAACGAAATACATCAATATTTAGAAATGGATCATACTTCTTCATTCTCATAGAAGTTAGTTCCCAAATTGGATCAAGTAACTTTTTGTCAAAGTCAATCTTGAATCCTAATATTTTATCAAGAATAATCAAGGTTTCTATAGATAGATTTCCCTGGAGATGTTCTTTTAAAATTTGAGGATGTCTATTTTCTTCAATAAAAAACAAAGAATCAAATTCTTTTCCTAGAAATATTTTTTCTACTTCATCTTTAAAAATATAAGAAAGAGATTGAACTCTCTTCATCCAATTTTTATAATTAGATTCTCCATTACGAATTATTTCCCCAATCCATAAAGATTGAGGATCACTACATGAAACAAAATTAGCGACAAAAAAATCTAAGACTTCTTTGTCGCTTTTAGAACGTGATAATTTTTCAAACCAAAATCTATCTTTTCTTTTATAGAAAGACTGAATTCCTGCTTTACTTTTACCTTGATACTTATGATAATCATAAGTATGCTTTGTAAAATGATTTTTTAGGGCAAGATAACTTTTATATACATCAAAAGGAATCATCAATTAAAAAACAAGTTTAGCTCGAGAAGTTTTCTTCAAAAAGTTAAGTTCCATAGCATCACACTTAATTTTTTCTTTAAGTGGTTTAGAAATTAACTTTGGGACTGACTCTAAATCAATATTGTTTTTTTCGCAAAAATGAACTATTGCATCAATATAATTCATATCATTGTTAGCATGAACTAGTTTCTCAATTTCTTGAGCAAATTTAGATGGGCAAAAAAACTTACTTTCTAAAACTTTTTCTAATTCTTTATTAAAGGTATTCTCCATGAGTTCTAGTACTGTTAGTTGCAAATTAATTCACCCATAAATCTTATAAGAGTTTAACAAGAAGATTGGTTTGTGTCAAGAAATTTCTAGAAGTTTATCATTAACAAACTTCTTAATGTATTTTGTTAGTAACCGAATATATTTTGCTTTATCTCTTTCTTCATAAACTTCAACTTCACCATTCTCACATGCCATAATAATTACAAATTTTTTTACGGTGAGTCCTGTCATTTCGTGCAGCATACATGCATATGCACAACACTGCACAAAATATCCCTCAATCCATTCTCTTGGTTTTGGTTTTGCTGAAGTTTTGAAGTCAATGATAGAAAGTTCTCCATCAAATTCGGCAATACAATCTACAGTGCCAGCAATTCCCAAAAAAAGACTATAAAGAGAACCTTCTAAGGCATGAATATTATTTATACGATTTAATGCTGGTTTAGCAATTTTAAATAACATATCGGAGATAGGAAGAATATCACCTTGGTATTTTTCATTTTTAAGGTGATGTTCTACAAGAGTATGCATATCAGTGCCACGACTGGTTGCTTTTCTTGTAATCCTATCTGCTTCTTCTACACCAACTCGCTTTCTCCAATTATTAAAGAAATCTTTTTTGTAGTGACTGATCACAGAAGTAATGGAAACCAATCTTTTTAAATCGGTTTCCTTTTCTATTTTATAGTAACGAACTCCATTTATAGTTTCCCTTTCAAGTTGAGGGAGATTCAATTCAATATGATTAAACATCAAAAACCTAATCCCATTTTTGCAATAATATACTCTTTAACCAGTCCTGAACGTACAATATCTTCCACACCAAATTCAATCATTTCAAAAGAAGGCATTATGCGAAGAATTTTCATAAAGTCAATAATGCCATTTTTTTCATTAGTTTTGATTAAGTCAGACTGAGTAGCGTCTCCGCAGAAGATAATTTTAGAGTCTTCTCCCACACGAGTAATAATAGAGTCTAATTCATGGAAGTTTAAGTTTTGGAATTCATCAACAATAATGATTGATTTATCCAGAGTTGTACCACGAATAAAAGAAGTGCTCCAAAAACTAATAGTACCTTGAGTCTTAAGATTTCCATATAACATTTCAAAAGAAGCATCATCTGGCATTTCAAACATATACTTTACCATATTTTTGTAGGGAATTTGGTAAAGTGAGGATTTATCTTCATGGTCCCCAGGAAGAAAACCAATTTCTCTTGTTGCCACCAAAGATCTTACAATATAAATTTTTTCATATGGAGAGCGTTCATCCAGAACATCTTGGAGAGCATTATACAAAGCAATAAAAGTTTTTCCTGTTCCTGCTGCTCCATAGGCAACAATATTTTGGTCTAATCCATAAGATTTGAAAAACTTTTCTTGATTTTCTGTAAGAGGTTCAATATCTCTCATAAGATCAATATTGATTGGTTTCTTACGTTTCATTTGTTTGGCAGTCATGCCAACTCCAATTGGTTGATCAGATGCTCTTTTTCTTCTTGCCATAAAGATTACATAATTGGTTTTACGTTTGATCCAGGAACTTTAGATACTTTATGAAGTACGTCATTCCATCCAGAATGTTTCTTCATCAGTTTATCTTTCCATTCTCCAACTTCACCAACCCCAGCACATCCCCGAGACCAGTCTTTATCCCAATCTGGATTTTCTTTTCTCCATTCTTCATAAGCAGAAATTGTCATTACAAGTTCTTGAGTCTCGCCAGTTTTTTGATTAATTACAGGATACGTTGGCATAATTTAAAATTCTATATACGGTATTTATGGAATAATTACGGAAGGAGCATCAACACATTCTGGACAATCTTCATTTGGTTCCCAACCAAGTGCTTTAGCAATATCAGGGAACTGGCAGATAAAGACGCACCGTGCTGCTTCTGCGATATCCATATGCTCCTTCTGGGTGCCGTGAGCAGAGCGTAGGTCAATGTAATGGATCCATGACCTTACAGAGCCCTTCATGTAGATTCTGGTGGGGGTTGCGAGTGGAAGCACAAACCTTGCACATTCCTTTGCAACTCCATGATCAAGCATCTTATCATAGAGACGCTGCGCCTCTTCAAAATGCTGCTCAATCATTCCCTCAAACTTTTCACGCACATGCTCATCCAGATCATTGGTTGAGTTCTGACGGTTCTTCTCATCTTGCCTACGAAGTTCAGGAACTTCAGGA